GACTTTTCCTGAAGATTTGTGTCATTCAGACAGAGCACCTTTTGTTGACACGCTGGTGGAGCGTGTGGCCATGACTAAGTCCATGAGGCCAACCATGCCGCCATTTCGAGTAGGCGAGACTGGGGGAGGTGGTGCGTGCACCGGATGAGTGGGTAGCAACTCCACTCAAAGGGGGGATTTGGGAAAGATCGTGGCTGGTAAGCCACGAAGATATCTCGCGTTCAGTCCATAATCGGTGAGAAATATTTTGTTGGTAGCTGAGGACGCATAATGGCCACCGTACCCCATTAGGGCAAAGTCGTAATCCATTTGTGCTATCTCCAGTGGTGTCAACAAATATCTCTTATACACTTCTTCTGAACTGACCGAAAAATGACCCTCGTCACCCGAGAAGGAAACCTTAAGTTCCAGTCTGGACTCGATAGCTGCTTGCAGCTGTCTAGCCGTCTTGGCTGATAACTTTTTGGTATCCCCTCCCTCACAACACTTCTTCATCCTATTGATTAGGGGAAAGTGCGCCCGCGGGTACGCCCCTTGTAATAACCCTGATTGCTGACGATCAACTCTTGTCTTCATACTCTCTCCCTTACAACCTACGAAGTCACCTTTAGCAGTACCACTTAGGCGTAAAAGAACGCCTATGTTAAGTAATGGTTGGAGTGACCCGGTAGTGTCGTACACGGGTGAGTGTTTAAGAAATTGGAGTTGGTGCCAGTCCTCACAGTCAATGCAAGTGACAATATACCCGGCCTTCTCAGCCGCAGCCACAACATCTTCTTTGCAGTTTATAGTGGCCTCGGAAATAGCGAGACCAATTAACTGACATGCAAGATTATTGATGGCTGTGGTGATAGTGGAACCACTGTAAAGCCTCGGTTCAAGAGGCTTCAAACAAACTTTACGACGTTTGTTATTCAGGTCAACCACTGTGATAGGCTGCTCACACTGACGCACTAACTTCCTAGCGTCCGCTTGCAGACGTTCAGGATGGATACGTACATACGCATCAAATAGTGCTTTGGTGTGGGAAGCATCACATGAGGAAATATCCACATTAAATCGAAGAATCTTTCCAGCCTGTGTGCGGATGGCTAGACAAGAATCATCTGAGAAGTAGACGAAGGTGAAACGACCAGGGGGGTCGATAAGACGTTCAAACACACTAGTGAGGGC